TGCCTCCCAATCGATCGTGACGAGGTCAGGATCGGAAAAAGCGAGCAGCGCCGCTCCAGAGACGCGGCTTTGTGATTTATCGTCCGTGCGGATCGCGGCGCCATCGACCACTATGCCGCCGTTTTCAACCCGCCAGCGCTTGTCAGCCGCATAGGCGCGCAGCTCGTCCTTGCTCGGGAGCCGCCAATTGGCGTCGGCCAGCAGCGTGTCGATATCGGCCGCGGCTTCTTCAGGATAGGTGAGTTTGTCGCCGTCGAAGAGGCAAAGCGGAATGATGCCCGGGAGGCGTCGGGCGAGGATTGTCACGTCGTCTGCGTGCAGGCTGAGCGATGGCATCAAACGTTACCCATTAGTGCGGCGGAGAAAGTGTATGCGTACCCGCCTGCGTCAGTGACGAGGGACGCACCGCTATATTGCGTGGCAAGGAAGGTGAGCTGATCGTTGACCGCACAGGACTCCAGCGTGCTGACGGAAAGCACACGGCCTCGAGAGTTGGCCGAGCTTTCAGCGATATAGGCCCCGTTTTTGGCAATGTAGATGTTGGAGATGTTCGCCGTATCCGGCATCCAGAAATTGCCGGAGATCAGATAGACGCCCGCCCGCTTGACCGTATAAATGCCCGTGCCAGTGCTGTATCCGGCATTGGTGTCAAAGACGGGCGTCGTCATCTTGATCAAAGTGTATGTCGCCGAGGGGATCGTCACAGCGCCAAGCGACCACGCCTTAAATCCCGTGATTTGCGACGACAGCTTGGGCGGGGTCAGCAGCACCCAGCTGTTGATTGACGTGCGATAGACCAGAATGGCCGTTTCATCGGCCAGCAAATCGCCTGCGCGAAGCGCGGCGCCATCTGGGCCGACGATCGGGCGTGCGCCGAGCCCATTGGCGTTCAAGGTCGCGGCGCCGGTGTTGGTCGCGGCAATGACGAGTACGATCATCATGCCGTTGCCGAGGCTCGTGGGCACCGGCGCCAGCGTCGCTGTCAGCGCGTTGGCCGTGCCTCCAGCCACCGCGAAACGCCAGGCGCCGGATTGAACCGCCGCCGCCAGCTTGGCCGGGTCGACGGCCTTTCCGGTCACGATGCCGGCGATCACCTCTGCCAGCGTCGCGAAAGACGTGCTGCCGCCCGCGACGCCGATGCCGATCAGGATGTTGATCGCCTGCCAGAGCTGCGTCAGGTCATCCTCATCGGGATCGAGCCCCGCGTCCTCGACGACTTTGAGCACCTCCTCCTGCAGCGCGGTCAGAAAGACGGCCGTCACCTGCGTGCCGGCCAGCCCCGCGACAGCATTCTTGCCGCGAAAGCCTCGGCGGCCACCGCCAATATCGATCCAATTTCTGCCGTTTACGCGGTCCATTTCATGTCTCCAGATAGGCGAATACGACGTCTGTATGGGCCGGCGCGGCACGGCGAATGTCGCATTCGATGTCCGATAGCTCGAAGTCGTAGAGCAGCTCGCCCGCTTCGCTGTCGGCCTCGAATTCGACCGGTGATGTCAGCGTCAGCAGGACGCGCCACACGAATTCCTCGGGCGAGTTCACGATCTCGTCGCCGGCCTCCATCTCGTCGGCCTGACTGGTGTGAGCCTCTTCGATCGTGATGGTGACGCCGCGCTTTGCGGCCATGCCGACGAAGTAAGCGATCGACTGCCCGCCGCGCGCGGTCCAGCGCTGATGCGCCAGCTCCTGCCGTGCCGCAATGCGCAGCGTTGAGGGATCGCGGCCACAGGGATCCGGCCCGAGCACGCGCTCGAAGTCGGGAAGACAGAGCACGGCGGTACGCGGATCAACCTCGTCCAGCATCGCCTCGGCCGTCGCCTCGACCTCAGCCAGCAGCGTCGCGGCCGGTTTCAGGAGCGCGGCGAACAGGCTGCCCTCGTCGCGCGGCCAGACCCAGCCGGGCGGCAGCAGCGACAGCATCTCGCGGTGGACGGTATCGGCGGATCGGCTCATTCGGGCGCCACCCATGTGATCGCGCCGGGGATCGGCAGTTCGCGTGCCCCCGGCAGGATGTCGCCGGCCGGGATCGTGAGCTCGTGTCGATACTCGCCGGTCGCGGCCGAGATGGCCTCGGAGAGGCGAGATTTCGGGAGGCGTGTGCCGATCTTTGCCTCGGCCGCGAAGATGGTCGAGACGGCCGCCTGCACAGCCGTCTTAACGGAGACTTCGAAGGGATCGAGCAGGATCGTCAGTGGCTGCTCGACCAGGATAACGGGCAGCACGATCACCTCGGCCGTGACCGGACGCACCTCGTCGAGATAGGTGGCCATAGCCGTGATCTCGGCCTCGGTCGGGACACGCGGCAGCAGCGCTGTCCCCATCGCCACGACGACGCCGACCGAACCCGGCCCGACCCAGTTCCCCAGCGCCGCCACCTGCGTCGCCGCGAACTTGTTCTTGATCCAGACCGGATAGTCGAAGAAGGCGCCGCCATGGGCCGGCTCGCGGATGATTTCGAGCAGTCGCGCCAGCAGCGACGCATCGGTCTCGACGACCGCGCCGCCCGTGAGGCCGCTTTCATCGACATAGGCGACGGGCTCAACCAGGCCGACGATCGGCGCGGAGAGGGTGAGCGGCGTATCCGCCGCCGTGTTCCCGGCGATGCCGGTATCGACAGCCTCGACACTCAGTCGCGCCCAGCCCTCTTCGTCGCTTTCCTCGATCGTCACGGCCTCGGTGACGGTGAAAGTCGCGCCGAGCCCGATCAGCAGGGCGCCGGCCGGAATGATGGTCCCGACAGCGCCTTGAACCCAAGCATAGCCGATGGCCCGCGTCGCCGGCCGTCGCACGACACCCCAGATCGACGCATGGCGCGCCAGAAACTCGGCCTCGGCCGTGTCGGGAAAATATTGATCGCCCCACCAGCGCAGATGCAGGTGCACCTCATAGACGGCGAGCGCCGTCACGCGGATCAGGGCCGAGATGACGCCGCGCGGCGAGCGGACCGCGCGGGCGATAGCAGCCGGCGCCGCGTCCGGCCGCGCGCGGCGCAGTTCGGCCTCCATGAGACTTTCGAGACGGCGGGTCAGCGCCTGCGGCGACGAAATCGGAAACGGCATCAGGCGGCCACCCGCTTGTTGAGGGTGAACGATCGCCCGTCGACACCGACCGTGATGCGCAGCACTTCCTTGCGCACCCATACGACGTCGATGGCCGCGTCAGAGCCCGTTTCATCACGGACCCAGCCGAAGGCCTGCTTCATCCACTCTTCGGCCAAAAGGCGGGTGATTTCGGTTTGCTTGGCGCGATCGAGCAGCCAGAGCCGCGAGCCGATCAGCTCACCATTGGCATCGAGCGCGTCGCCGGCCCAGCCGCGCCGCTCGACGAAGCTGGACGGCGCGTTGATCTCCGAAACACCGGTCGGCAACTCGTCATCCGGACGCGCGCGGCGATCCGAGCCAAACGCAATGAGCATGGGCGTCGCGGGGGTCTCGTCAAGCACAAGATCGCCGTCCTCGCCAAAGACGAGGTCAGTGCGGCGGGTCTCCGGATCGAAGACCAGGGCGATGTCGAGCCAGTCGGTCATGATGCCGACTGTGACGCGCGCGCGCGGAAATCATCATGCCCCGCGATGGGGGCGCCACCCGCTATGTGCTCGGGTCAGGATCGGGTCCGATCACGATCGGCACCGACGAGACGATGGCGTCGGGCGTCACCACGACATGATTATCGCCGGATTTGAGCTTGGCATAGCCCGACTTGGTCACGGTGCGCGAGCCGCCGACCAAAGCGCGGATCATCTCGGCCGTCATCTCGATTTCCGCGTCGCCGATCGTCGCCTTGATGCTGTCGGCCGTCACCTCGACGGTCGCCTCTCCGACCTTGCTGATGATCTTCGTCGTGGCAAATGCCTCGATCGAGCCGTCAGCCTTGACGTGGACGCGCGTGCCGTCCAGCGCATACATCGCGGCCTCGCCATCGCCGAGCTTGCCGAGGCGTTGGCCGGGCATCGAGATCGGCAGCAAGACGAGATCGCCCGTATCGCCGCCGATCGCCAGCACGACGGCGGCGCCGCCTGCCGGAGCTCGGGACGCGAAGCCGAAAGGCTGCATGACCTCGACGTCGGTTCGATCGACGCCGGCCGCCATGGTCAGCTTTGCCGTCTGGCTTTCGCCCTGGTCGTCGGTTGAGCGGACCACTGCGCGCGAGATCAGCGCGCGGATGGCATGGGCGATTTCGCGGTCTCTACTCATTGAGGCGATGCGCCGTGCTGTCGAGCGCCTTGGGCGCGCTGGTCTTCTTGGTGCTGGCGGCCGTCCGCCGCCGATGATCTTTGCGCCGGTCGCCTTCGGGCTCGGTGTCATAGGCTTCCGGCCCGGTCAGTCCCAGATGCGTGGCTTCGCCTTGCTCGTCGAAAGCGAGCGTCACGCCTGCGATCAGCATGTCCCGGTTCACGCCCTGATAGGCGTCGTCGACGAAGGCCAGCGTATTCGGCCGCCAGATCGCGTCGCCCGAGCCGAAGCCCTTGACGCTGTGCTCGATCGTCTCCGATCGGCCGCGCGTCGTGCGCATCATCCATTCGGCCTGCTTCTGCGCGCTCTTGGCGTCGAGTTGGGTCCGCCCCATCGAGACGATCGGCCGATAGCGCGTGACCTCTTCATCCTTCGCCCTGCCATTGATCGTGACGCCCGCCTCTTCGCGCGCAGCCTGCTTGGTCACGCGCTCGGGCTGCGCATTCGTGGCGAGCGGGAAGGCGGTGGCGTCGAGCTGGCTCTTGCTTTCGCGCCCGCCAGCCGCCTTCTCCATCTGGCCTTTCACGACATAGTCGGAATAGCGGCCCTCGGCCGAAAACGACCCGCGACTTTCATAAACGTTGCCAGGGAACACGAGCGCGGCCGGCGCCCGGCTGCGGCCGGAACGCGTCAGGAGCAACCCGCCGACGCCGTCCGACGTGACGATCAGAGCGCGCTGCCGCACCAGCTTTTCGATCGCGGACATGGCGGTCTCGCCGGGGTCGATCGCGACCCGGTCTATCGGCTCGCCGACGTCGACATCTGCTTTGACGCTGATCCCGAACGGCGCGCAGATCATCTTGGCGGCATCAAGCACGGTCACGTTGCGATATTCGGCCGGGCCGTCGACCGTCGCCGCGCAATCGACCAGGTCCGCCGTCTTGTCGCGGCCGGTGACGGTCACGCTCGATCGTCCTTCGGCCGCATCGGGCTCGATCCGGTCGACATAGCCGACCATGATCGGCCGGCCGTCGAGTGTGATCGTGACCGCGTCCCAGAGCTGCGGCTGACGCGCGAGCTGGGCGAGCGTCGCGAACGGCCATGACGCATAGGGGCGTGGCGCGTCGCGAAGCTCCAGCGTGAACGATCCGCTGATATCGTCGATCGAGCGCGGGATCTCGACCCGTGTCCACTCATTGAAAACCTGACCGGCAAAGGCCAGCCCGATGCGGCGCGTCGTGATGAAGGGCCTCGACGTCATGACAGCACCTCGACGCCATCGGGCGAGACGAGACCGGGATGTCGCAGCCGGTTGCGGCGGACAATGTCGTTCATCATCGCCGTGACGGCGCCCGGATCGTCGCCCGCGACGTGCTGGGCGATCAGCCAGGCCGAGACCACGCTCGGCGGCGCGAGCCGATAGACCGATGGCAGGCGGCCAATGACCTCGTGCATGTCGCGGCTGAGCGCGGAGGCCATCGACGAGAGCGCGTCCATGGCGAGCGCGGCCGAGGCCGGTGCCAGCGGCGCCAGATCGACCGCCCCAGCGTTCGCCCGATCGATCGCGTTTGATAGCCGATCAAGCCAGTCGGTTGCGTCCTGCCGGCTCTCGTAGTCGATCTCGGCCGCCGCCCGCACGGCCTGGGCGAGCGCGGCGAGCTCGGCCGCCAGCCGGATCGTCGCGTCATAGGCGCCCGCGATCGGCAGCGCATGGATGTCGGCCGACAGGTCGAGCAGCAGCGTCGCGCCGCCCCGCGCATCGAAGCGCGCGGCCGTCGTGCTGGCGATCGACGCAGACCCGACAGCTGCGGCCGGCTCGCCAATGGCGACGCTGGCGATCGGGGCGATCAGATCGCCGATCGCGGTCGCGAGCAGCTCGGCCGAGGCCGCGCCAGGAGACCCAGCGGCGGCGGATGCGACAGCGGCGGCCGCCGTCTCGGTGGCGACCGTCAGGCTGGCATTGGCGGGCGAGGCCGAGACTGCGGCGGTGACCAGATCGGCGACGGCCGTCGCGGTATTGACGAGCGCGGACCACGTCCCGACCGCCATGGTGACGGCGCCGACGACCGCGCTCACCAGGAGCGCCGGCAGAGCGACCAGCGCGGTGACGGACGAGAGCAGCCCGGCGAGCGTCGAGATGATCGCGCCGCCGCTGAGATCAGCGCGCAGGAACGAGACCTCGAATTGCACCAGGCGGAGCGCGCGGGAGCTAAAGCGGATCTGGGCCGGGTCGGCGATGACGACCGACATTTCGCCGAGCCAAGGATGCAGGAGCGTGCCCGGCCCGGCCGCCTGAAACGCCGCCTGCAACGCGAATGCCTGGGCGACATAGTCATCGCCGAGCAGGACCCCGGCCACCGAGATCGGCCCGTCATGACGTCCGAGATCTTCGAAGGCCGGCGCGTCCAGCCCCGGAAACAGCGTCACCAGCGTGCGGCGGCCGACCTCGATCGAGGTGTCGGGCATGTGGAACGACACGCCGCGATACATGGCCGGCCGGAGGCCCGGAAGCAGATCGGCGCTATCCCAAGCCATCAGGGCCGCCCGAGCACGGGGCCGCGATCCGATGCCGTCAGGCCGACGCGGCGGTCGGCCGGTTGCCGGGTGATCCGCGCCTGCGCGCCGGGCTCGGCGGTGACTGCAATCTGGCCGCTGATGTTGACGTTTGAGTTGGATGCCTGCGGGCGGAACCCGTCCGTCCCGCCGATCGGTGCATTGTCGCCGCTGGTCGGCACGCCATCGGCGCGCGGCGCTGCAGCCGCTGGAGCCGGTGTCGGCACGGACGGCACCGCCCCGCCGATGTTCGGCAACCATCCGCTGAAATCGAACAGCCCCTTGACCCAATCGGCTATCTTGCCGCCCATCGATTTCATACCGTCCCATATCGCCGTCATGATCGTGACGCCGACGCCGGCCCAATCGACGTTCCGGAGCGCCTCGGCGATCGCGTCATAGACCGCGACGACGCGACCGCCGACGGCCGCCATAGCGTCGATGAGCAGAACGAGAATGGCCGTGCCGACCTCGCCCCAGCGGAAGCCGACCAGCACATCCCTGATCGCCCCGCCCACGGCCATGCCGAGATTGCCGACCGCCATCAGCGCCCGCTTGAGCGTATCGAGGATCGCCGCGCCGGTGCCGAGCCAGTCGAAACTCGTCAGCGCCGCCGCGATGGTGGCCGCGACCTCGGCGATCTTGGCGCCGATCGCCTTGAGGCCGTTGACGATCCAGTCGCTGATGTCGTGGCCGACCTTGGTCCAGTCGATTGCCCGGATATCGGCGGCGAGATCGTTCGCCCAGGCCGTGGCGCTCGACCACAGAGACCGGATGCCGTCGACGATCGCGCCCATGATCCATTTACCGGTGCCGAGCCAGTCGACCGCCTTGATCCTGTCGACGACCTGCCCGAACAGGCGCGCGATAATGGCCCAGCCGGCCGAAGCCGCCTGTTTCATGCCCTCCCAGCTCGCCATCATGCCGCGCTTGAAGCCGGCAAAATCGCCGCGAAAGAGCGCCTTAATGCCGTCTATCGCGCCTCTGAACGTCGCCTTGATGCCGTTCCACATGCGCGAGAAAAACGGCGCGAAGTTCTTCCAGTCGGCCATGATCATGAGGCCTGCGCCGGCCAGCAGCGCGATGATGACGCTGAGCGGCGAGAGGACCACGCCGACGATCGCGGCGAGCACGCCGAAACCCGCCGAGACGATGGAGAACGCCGGGCCGAGGAGGCCAAGGCCGACGACGAGCATGGCGAAGGCGCCTGCCACCGACAGGATCATATCGATCGCGCCGGGGAAATTCGCGTCGATCCACGCGACGCCCGCGAGCAGCTGATCGAGGCCGCTACTGATGACATCGAGATTGGATGCGAAGGCGAAGCCGACACGCCGCATCACGCGCTCGCCCACCTCGGTGAAGCGATCGAGCTTCTTCTGCAGGCTGGCCATTTGGCTGTCGAAGTCGGTCTTGACGTCGGTCGGCGAAGCGTTCGCGGCCTTATCCGCGATCCGCTCATATTCCTGAATATTCGCCAACATCGGCAGCAGGAATGATAGCACCTGCTGATCGCCGAAAAGATTGCCGAGCTTTTCGGCGCCGCCAATCCGCTCCACCTGCTGCCTGACCTTTTCCAGCGCGGCCGCATCCGAGAGGCCCGAGGCCTTGGCCGTCGCGTAAGCCTTGGAGATCGTGCTTGCGGAAACGCCGGTCAGCGCCGTGACCTTCTGGATGACCGCCTCGATCGGATTGATGCCCTTCGCGACGGCATCCTGCATCACACCCGACAGATCCACGCCCATCTTGGCGAAGTTCTTTTGCACGTCCGGGCTCGAAAGCTTCGCCAGGAAGTTCTTCATATTGTTGGCGGCTTCAGCCGGATCGGCCGCGCCCTTCATCGCGACCTGAAGGCCAGCGGCGAGCGTCGTCACGGCGTCCATGCCCGTAACGCCTAAGTTCGCCAACTGGCTGGTGAGCGCCGGGAAATACTTCGCCATATCGGCCAGCTCGAAACGGCCCTCCTTGCCGGCAACGACCAGGGCGGCGAGCGCCTTTTCCATCTGGTCGGCGGGAACCTTCAGACCATCCGAGAGCGCAAAGGCCGTCTGGGAAATATCGTTGAAGCTGGCATTGGCGGCCGTCGAGACCCGGCCGATGATCGGCAGCAACGCTTCGATCTGCGCCGGGTCCATGCCCGCCGCGACGAGGATCGCGGCGCCCCCCGCAATGTCGCGCGAGAACTGACCGACCTCGAGTGCGAGCTTTTCGTAATTGCCGCTCGTGCGCTTGATCATCTCCTCGAGCGCGCTGCCGGATAGCCCGGCCGTGATCCCGATATTGCGCAGGCTGCTGTCCCATTCGCCCGCCTTGGCGATCGGCGCGGCGAACGAAATCGCCGCGACGGTAGCGCCGAGCAAGCCGATGGACCGGCCCAGCCCGCCGATCTTGCCCATCATCCGGTTGAGCGGCGCGGTCAGCCGGTCGATCAGGCTCACAAGCACCGAGACGTTCATCTGGCGGCCGGCCATCACTATTCCTCGCTCTGTCGGGATCGTTGGTGGAATTCGGCGATCGCGTTCCACCAGAAGCGGACCCGATCGAGGTCAAAGCCTTCGATCGCGTCCGCCGAAAAGCCGGTATTGACCGCTATCCCGCCGAGGAAGACCGGCCAGTCGTCCGGCCATTCCCGAAAAAACTGTCAACGATCGCCGACGCATCGGCGATGTCGCCGCCATCCATCAGGTCGAACAACGCATTCATGATGGCCGGGCGGAGACGGCTCGACCGAGCGAGCATGACGACGGGCTGGCTGTCCTTTGAGGCCGACTGAACCGCGCGGATGTCGGCGCCGGTGAGCCGGTTGAAAGTCAGCTCGGCATAGCGCTCCGCCCGCGTACCGCCTTGGCTGGACTTGATCGTCAGCTCAACCGGGTAGCGCAGCGGCAGCGTGATCGAGCCTCCCTCATTGCGCCTCGCGCGCGCCGGAATGCCACTCGTGAGGTCAGCATCCTCGTCGACGATCGCGGCACCGGCCGGGATATGGACGACGGGCTGCTCGTCGTCGAGATCGACAACGATGTTGGCGGGGGACGTGTTCAACGCATCACCTCTTCATAGTCTCCGGCCATCCACTTCAGCTCCAGCTTGCCGCCTTCGCCGCCCGTCATTTCGGGGGGATCGGTCATGAAGGCGTCGGGGAAGGTGTAGATATGGCCGGTGTCGCAAGTGACCTGCAGCTCGCCTTCCTCGGCCGTGAAGATTGTCTTGTACGAGACGCCGCGCTCCAGATGCGTCGTCGCGGTGATTTCCGAACCGACGAATTCCTGAGCCCGGCCGACCTTGCGGCCATAGGTGACTGCGTTGTTCTTGATGCCGCCGAGCTTGAGCTTGGCGCCCTTTTCGACGGGGACGTTGCGACCCCGCCAGAGAATATCGACGATGCCGAGTGTCTGGACCACGGCTCACTCCTCATGGATCAGCGCCAGCGGCGCGGTGACAGGGGCGCCCGAAGGCGCCGGCTAGACCTGGAATTCCAGCGCAGCCGCCAGCACCATCAGATTGCCGATGATGATGATCTGCTGACTGGCGTTGAGCCGGTTGCGGTCGCTGTCGTCGCGGGCGAAGGTCGACTGTGCGACCGTGTCGGATGCGCCCTCGATCCAGCCCCATCGCTCATAGAGCTTGCAGCGCGTCGCCCAGCTGCCATGCATGCGGCCGGGCGTGACGACCGCGTCGCGTTCGGCTGCGGCCGGGCTGTCGTCGTCGGCGAGCTTGTGGCGCGGATACATGAGGGCGACGTAAGAGGACCAATCGTACCGCACGCGGCTCGCCGTCTTCGGTACCATGATGTCGAGCCAGGCCCGATCCGGCACGCCGAGAGGGCTCGTCTTGTACGTCGTGACGATGCGGTCGATCGTGACGGTGCCATCGGCGAGCGACGTGAAGGTCGAGATGCCGCCGCCGAGCAGAAGATTTTGCTCGGTATCGGTGAAGCGATCGGCGGTCGGTGGTGCCTCGATGTCCGGCAGCGGGAGCGTGCGGAGCTGGCGCGCGGGATCGTTCGCGAGCTGGAACGTCGCGACGCCGGCGAGCGTCGCCGCCCACACCCACGGCGCCGCCGGCGAGTTCTTGGCGCCGATCGCCGAAATGAACGGCGAGTTCGTGAGCGCGCCCTTGGTCGTCAGGCCGCCAAAGGTGCCACGGTGGCCGAGATAGGCCTGCGCGTCGCGCTTGCCCATCGCCTGATATCGGGTCGCCAGCTCGGCCGCGAGCAAGCCGAGCGTCGTGGCGTCGTCCCAAGGCAGGGCGATATCGGTGAACCATTCGGCGGCGATGACGTCGAGCACGTCCTGCAGGTTAGGGTTGGTCGCTCCCGCCGCCATGGCCGCCACGGTCACGGCGAGGCCGGCAATGACGCTGTCGCCGTCGCGGCGCGCGAAGGCGAGACCGATGCCATTGCCGACCTCGCCCTTGTGCTTGGCGGTCAACGTCACCACGCCGGCAGCGGCTGCGGCGGTCACCGGCAGGGTGGCGATGGCATTGATCGCCGCGACAGCAGCCGTCGCGGCCTGGGCGGCCGTCGTGCCGACGATGATCGGGATCGCAATGCGGACGCTGCCGATATAGAGCGCCGCGACGCCGGAGCTGGTGGCCGTGCCGGCGAAGGTGAACGTGCCGGTTGCCGCGACCGCCGCCGCCGCGTCGGCGAGCGCGATGGCATAGACATCGCTCGTCTTGTTGGCCTTCTTGAAAGCCTCGACCATGTCGGCGCCGACCGATCCAGCGCCGAAGAGCGCGCGACCCTGATCGGGTCGCGTGATGCGGTAGAGCGTCTTGGCGACGCCTGCGCCACCGGCGAGCGACTGGACGATGAGCAGCGCGCGGGCGGGATAAGGCACGGCGCCCATGCGGTCGTAATTCGGGCGGACCTCGACCAGGACGCCCGGCTTCAGCCAGTCATAGGGAATTTCGTTGAAAGCGACCATTTACTTGCCCTTCTTGGTCGTCGTGGCGGGATCCTCGGCCGGAGCCTGATCAGACACGCTCGGCGGAGTACCGGCGACGAGATCGCCATCGGCAATGCGGCGGCGCACATACTGGTCGACATCGACCCATTCGCCTTCGGCCGGCCACGTCCGGCCATCGGGCAGCGGCAGGGTGAGCCCCGGCGCAGGCTTCAGATATTGCTTGGTCAAGCGGGTTCTCCCGGTTCGATGATGTCAGTCGGATCGTCGGCCGGGCTTCCCTCGCCCGGCGCGAAATCCCAATCGGTCGCGAGGACCGCGAAGCCCGGCGAAACGTCGCCTGCGCCGAGCGGCGTCGCGAGCACGGCCGGCACTTCGAAGTCGATCACACCGATTGCTACGGCGAGACTGCCGTAGCCATCCGCATAGGCCTGTCCCGCCCGCGTTACGCTGATCGTGCCGAAATCGGCGATCGTCCGCCCCTGCAGGGTCAGACGTGCCAGTTCCATCGCGGGATAGAGACCAGCCGCCGCGCTGTCGCCGAGTAACCGGCCCGAGCGCCCCTCATTCTTGAGGCAGATGGTCGCCTGCATCTTGATCGTGACGGGCGTCCTGCGTCCGGCCGTGGCGCCGGGCTCGATCGCCTGCCAGCCGATGCCGATCCATGGCGTCACGCCGAGCAGGCGCTTGAATTCTTCAATCGTCATCGGCGTCGGGACGTGTTCGATCGTCCAGCGATTTTCCGGAAACCGCTCGCGCAACAGCGTCTCGACGCTCCGCGCCAACTGGCTGACGATGTCGATTTCGCCGGTCATAGGCCGCCATCCGGGCGGGTCGCGAAGGCGGCGACGCGGTCCGAGGTGCGCGCGCCATTGCTGCCGGCCGCACCCGATCCGACCGGAGCCACGCCAGAAAGCTCCGCGCGGCCCTCGGCCAAGTCAGACAGCCAGGCCAGAATTTCCTTGCGCGCCAGCCGCATCTGTTCGGAGGGCTCACGGTCGCCGCCGAGCGCCAGATCATAGCGCGCGAGCACGCAGCAAGCCCGGTTCAGCTCATCGGGGTTCGAGGCCAGTGGCAGCGGGTAGCGGCGGCGCAGATAGGTGTCGATCGTGAGCGACGCGTCCGCCAGGGCGCCTTCGATCCGAGGCGCCTCGATCGCGTCCGGCAGATCGCCATCGGCAACCGAAAGCCGGCGCATTTCGATCGCGCCGAACTTCAGGACCATGTCGGAAAGGGAGGCATAAGGCATGGTTCAACGTCACGCGAGAGAGGCGCGGCGGGCGTCATTGCCCGCCGAACTGTCGTGGCTATTCAGCCTCGGCAGCCTGTTTGCTGGCCTTGGGCTTCGGGCTGGATTTTGCGGCGGCGGGCGCGACAGCCGAAGCCGCGTCCGCCGCCGACGGCGTGGACGCCGAAACGCTGGCCTCCGCCGTCGTCAGGGCGCCCTCGATAATGGGGGGCTCCGGCTCTGCCTGATGCGCACCGGCCTTTGCCGTCGGCGGCGCCTCGGTATTCTCTTTGTCGATCTCGATCACAGTCAGGAGCGGCTCAGCCTTGAGCAGCTTGATTTCGTCCGACGTGAACCGGCCGTCCGGCCACGTTCGATCGGCGCTGTGGGCGACCCCGGCCCGCCGAAAGCCGGGAAAACGGCAGATGATGCGGATTGGCATGAGAGCTCCTTAGGCGAGGTGCGGGACGACGAGCACCTCAGCGGTGCCCACCCAAACATTTGTGCCGCCGCCCGCATTGTTGGCCGCCTTAACGAGTGCGAGCGCCTGCGCTTCGAGCGCGGGGGGTACGACCAGAAGGCGGGGGCGGACAGAGATCACGCTGCCATCGCGCTTGCGGAGCGAACTCATGGCGGCACGGGCGGCGGCATAGTTGCCGGCATCGAGCGTCGCCTTCGACATATAGGCGAGTTGCCACATGCCGAAGCCGACATTGCAGCGACCGTCGACGCCCCACACGAAGCGGTTCTTGAAGAACGTCTCGGGGTTCTTCAGATCGTCGAGCGCCGTGAGCACGAACGGCCTGCGCTTCTGATAGACCATCGCCCGCATGACGTTGGTGTCATCGACGAGATACCAAGCCGGGCCGGCGCCGGCCTGCATGTTCGAGACGCTGATCACATTGCCGGCCTCATTGAAGCCGGGGTGATCGGTGTCGAAGAAATACTGGCCGTCGAAACAAACGGTGCTGTCACCCTTTTTGAGCAGGCCGAAGGTCAGCAGGTCCGGGAATTCGGCGGCCGTTTGGCCGAGCTGGGCGGCGATCGGCGTAAACAGGCCGATCTGATCGTCTTCGATCTTGTCGCGATTGATGCCGACCGTGCCTTCGAAAGGCTTGTTCACGATCTCATAGGTGGCCGCCGACAGGTCATTGACCTGACGATCGCCGATCCATTCGCGAAGACCCGGCAGTTCGTCCAGCTTCGGGTATTCGTTCTTGGCACCGCCCGAAGGAACCTCCATCGCGACGCTCTTGTAAAGCGCCGTCGTCGACGCGAACCGCACATTATAGGCGGTCGAGAGCGACACGTAGATCGAGCGCAAGTTCTGCGGATTAATGTCCATTTTGTCCTCTTGTGACCGGGCGCCTAGACGCGAACCCAGGGGGTGCCGTCCTCGATCCCGTCGAGCGTTCCGGCCTTGAGGCGCGTACCCGAGGAGCTGTCGAGCGACACGGTGTTGTCGTCGACCGCGTAGACCGGCGAGCCGATATTGGCGAAGGTCGGCGCCGTTCCGGCGAAGGCGAAGGTGAAGACCTCGCGGTCGACGCGGATCTTGCCGTCAGCATCGGGACCGAGACGATTGTCCGCATGGTGCCCGGCGACGCCCACTACGGCGACGGCACCGACCGTGCCGGCCGGGACTGCGAGCCCGGTCGCGGTGACAGCCACCAGCGTGCGCGCGAAAATGCGCGTCGCGGCCTTGACCGGATAGCCATAGGCATCACCCGCCCGTCGCGGCGTCATCTGATCACTGGTCGCGACCATCAGAGCAACTCCTTCATGGTGGCGGCGGTCTTGGCGTAAGCGACGGGATCGATGCCCATGAGCTCGCAGGTCCGCAGATCATCGGCCGAGAGCCCCTCGGCGCCGGTCGCGCCGGACCGCGGCGACATGGTGAGACCGCCCGAATGGATCGACACCATCGCGTCGATCTCCTTGGCGACGCCGGCCGGGTCGGCCATGTGGCGCGCGATGTAGTGATCGCGGAGCGGCTTGAGGCCGACCTTGCCGGCCTTGATGGCCTCGTCGATCACGCGCTCGGCGTTGGTGCGCGCCGCGCTCTGCAGCACCGTATCGAGCTGGGTCTGCAGCGCGACGACCGTCGTGCGCAGCGTCGCGACGTCGGTCGTATCCTTCGCGCGCGACTGCAACTGCACGACCAGCTCGGCCGGCTTGATGTCCTTGGCGAGGCCGGCAGCGGCGGCGATGTCGCCGAGCTGGGCCGCATGCGTCGAGATCGCGGTCTGACCGGCCGTGACGGCCGCGACAACCGTGGCCTCGGGCGCGTCGCTGGCGAGGCCGAGGGCCGCGCGCAGCTGGGCAAGCAAATCCATGTTCTGGCTCCGATGATGCAGGCTGGTGAGAGGGAGGTTCGGTTCGTTGACCAGCGAGGCGCGGGCAATCGCGACGACGCGGTTGGTCGCCTTCTCGACGACCAGGGCGGGCGAGATGCCGCGATAGGCCTGATCTGCCATCAGCGCGCTGCCGGCGCCGGTCCATTCGACCCGCCCCCAAATGCCGTCGCCGCGCGCCTCCATGGCGACGATCCAGCCGCGCGCGGGCGAGGGCCGGCCTTCCGGCGCCGACAGGTCGATGGCGTGATTTTCGTCGATCGCGAGCTTTTGCGCCCGCATGCTCTCCGCGATCACAGCGGCCGGATCGGCGACCGTGTAAGGGCCGCGCCCGTCAATGCCGGTAAAGGTGCCGGCCGGCACGAGATGCACCCATTCGGGCGCGGTCGCGCCGCCTGCGAAAGCGGAGAAGAGATGGACGGACTGGTTCATGGCCCGACCATCGCAGTTGGCGCGATGTCAGATCATGCCCCCGCACGGGGGCGGCGCTGGGCGGCTGGTCTATGGTGAGGGCGGCCGACCATCAAGGCCGGGTCATGATCGGCCTCTTAGGGCCGTTTACGGCCTCTTATGGCGCCATCGGGCGCTTGGGTCCGCCCGCACCCTTCTGAACCGCCCGATCGAGCGCGTCAACGAGCGTCTCGTTGATCGTGCGCTCGTCGGCCGGCCCGATGCCGAGATAGGGCCGCGCCGGGATCGTAACCGACTTCACGGCAACCAATCCACCGGCCATTTCAAAACGGAGATGCGTGGCGTTTTTTGCCTCGATCGTGGCGCCGAGCTGGTGCACGGCCGCGTAGATCTTGTTGGAGCCGACCTCGACGCTATCGCGGTTCGCCTTCTGCGTGATCGAGCCCATGAGGCCGCCACGCATGCCGCTCGCGCGCAGGATGCCGGGGCCGCGTTTGATCGCGGCATAGCCCGGATTGAGCGGCGCCCAGGCGTTGCCGTCCGGATCGTCCGCGTCCATGAAACGATCATGGACGTTGCGCACGAGCCCCGTGCCGATCGCCGCCATGATCGGCGTCGTGTCGGCCATGAGGCGCTGCAGCGCGCCGAAAGCGCGGCGGGCTTCCCTGTCGTCGATCGTGGTCGAGAGTGAGACGCCGGTCATTGAAGCCTCGTCGAAGTCGGTCTATATTTCGGTTTGGCGCCTGAGCCATACGCACTACCGGGCAAACTCCGCGAGGGGGTGGCGACCCTCCAGGCGCCGATTTTCCTATCTGCCATCGCGAACCATCGTCATGCCACGCGTCGCCCGCGCGAGATGACGCGTGCCGGCTTCGTGATACGTCGGGACGATCAGCTTCTGCTGACCATCCGCGCCCGTGGCCACGCGCACCACGGCCATCATTGGCCGGCCGTCCACATCACCTTGGATGAGTACTTGGCGAAAGCGATGGCGCCCCTCGTCGACCGGGGCATGCCAAACACGGCCGCGCCCTATCAAATCTCCCAAACGAGACCAGAGTTCGGGCGTTACCTCTGGATGTGCGTTGCTCGGCAATCCGCCATGTTCCTCTGCCAGCCCCGCCACCTTGCGAATGCGCCACGGTGTCAGTCTGACCTCGCGCGCATCCGTTTCGATCAGACGAGCGAGCTTGGCATCGAGCCGCGCGATTACTGTTTCCGCATAGAGATCCTGCAGCCGTCCGCCTAAAGCATCCTCGGCCAGGCGCTGGACGGCCTCGGGCGTCGCCGGCTGTGGCGGGATTGGAGTGCCGGACGGCATGCCGGCCGGCTCGATCTGTACCGGCCCACGATCGGCTTCCGGCGCCGCCTCTGGTCGAGATTGAGGCGCCTTTCGTACTGGCTGAGGCATGGCGATCGGCGTGCGCGGTTGCGTCGTCGCATAATCGGGCACCGTGGCAGCGCCCACCCATTCCGCGCCCGGATTATAGTCCCAGCCGGGATCGATGCCCTTCGGCACCTGATGCTCTTTGCCGGTCTTGCGGTTTATCCAAGTCCGATATTCGCGCTTCGGCGCGGTATCCGGCCCGCTCTTGCCTTGTCGTGCGAGATCGCGCGCCGAGACCGGCCGCACCCAGCAGCCACAACCCCAGCCATTCGGCGGATAATGCGTCGACCACCATGCGTCGTCGGCGCGCAGCACCAGGCCGTCCCAGCTCAGATGGTCATGACGAGGATGGGCCGAACCAGAATGGACATATTGCCAGTACGGAAAGGCCGCCAGCGTCTCCGGCTCGATCTGCTGGGCATAGCGGCCGGCCGAATAGGCGACGGAAAGATTGGTCTCGTAGATCGTCCGCGCGCGCCATGCCGGATTGCCGTTGTGCACCCAGCCATGCCGAGCGACGATCCCATCAAATTCGTCCATGAAGGTCGAGAGCGACGAGCCGGTTTCGAGCGCCTTGGCGACCGACTGCCGGAAGTCGTCGACCAGGGCGTCAGTCGCGGCGCCCGCGACGGTGAAGGCCTTCACGTTCGCCTTCTGCCAGACCGTCGTGAAGTCCTCGCTCGTCGCGTTGACCTTCTCGCGCAGGAAGGCAATCGCCTCCTCGGGCGGCAGGTCGATCGCGCTGGCGGTGGTGGCCAATCAGCGGCCCTCGATCTCGTCCAGTACGGCCGACTGCCCGACGAGATGGGCGAGCGCCATGCCGCGCTGCATGGCGAGCGCGAACTGATCCGGCGACAGGTCGAGCTTGGCGAGCGCCTCGGCGGCCGCGTGGAGGTCGGGCGCGGTCTCGAACACCTGCCGCACCTCGTCGACGAGCCCGGCAAGCGCGCCGTGGGCGTCGAGCGCCAGGCGCTCCGAAAGCCGCTCGACAAGGTCGGTCGGCGGGCGTGCGCCATGCAGCGAGAGACGGCGCTGCAGGCTCTGCAGCTGCGGCGCGGGCTGCGGCGGCGTGACGGCGGCGGGCCGGCCGCCGATCAGTTCGGCGCCCTCGGCGGCCTCGGTAAAGCCGAGCCGATCGCGGATCTGGCTGGCCTCGATCGTCAGTCCCTGCGGCCCGAGCTTGTCGAGGGCATTGACGATGTCGCCGATCGGCAACTCGTCGGGGCGCCCGATCAGCAGCTTGGGATAGACATCCTGCGGTCCGAAATTGAACGCGACGATGCGGTGCACGAGCTGGGGAGCCAACGTCGCGGAGGCGGCTTTCGCATCGGCCCGCTCAAGGTCTTCTTGCACAAGGCGATGTTCTTTGCCGACCGCATGCCCGCCGGCGATCGCATCCGTCGTCGCGGTCTGGCCGAGCACCAGCTTGGAAATCTGCCGATCCATCCAATCGGCGCGCTTTTCATAGACCTCGGCGGACGTCGCCGCGTTCTTCAGCTCTATAAACTGAAGGTCCATCGACTTTGGGATGATCGCCGCGCAGTCGCCCGCTATGTTTGCGACCGCCTGCCAGAGGATGTCCTTCTCGGCTTCTGTGGCACCGCCGTCATAGCGGCCGATCCGCACGGGCGTGCCGTAGTTCTGAACGAAGATCGCCCAGTCCCGCAGCGTGAACGCCTTGTACATCCACGCCCAGGACGCGACCCGCGCGAGACCTGAGCGGATGGTCAGACCCGACTTGCTCTTGTGGCGATGGAGGATGAAGCGGTGACTGCCAAGCTCGGTCTTTGTCGACGCCTCCCGCAACATCGGCTGATCGAGCGTCAGGTCATCGAATTCGAACCAACGTGGGTCTCGCCACTGGAGCGCGGCCGGCACGATCTTCTTCGGGTCGCTCGACCATTCGATTTCGAGGACAGAAAAGCCCTTGCCGATCGCGTCGAAGAGATCGAACAACGCGGCGTCGAGCACGCCCTCCTTCAGCCAGTCGCGGACAAGATCGGCGTGGGCGATATGCTCGGGCGCGTCGCTGGCCGCTTCGACCGTCACCGGCAACTGCGATACCTGACGCTTGCGCGTGCCGAGCACGGCCGCATAGTGCAGGTCGCGTTCCTCGATATCCTCGGCCAACTCCAGATAGGCGAGCGCATCGCCGCTTGCTGCGGCACGGTGGATAGCGGCGAGCCGCGCGGGCGTCAGGCCATCGGCCGGATGACCCGAGATCGGCGAGCGCACGCCGGTCAGCGTCGGCGTCGCGCGCTGCTCGCCATAGAACTCGCTTTTGTCGATCGGCTTGCCGTCAGGGCCGAGGATCGTCGAATATCGAGCCATCAAAGCCCTCCGCGCATGCGTGGCAACATCAGGTTGCGGCTGTCGTCATCGACGGACGGCCGCATGAAATCCCGCGTTTCTCGGCCCGCGCCGGCATCGGGCCGCCCGGCCGCCCGATAGCCGTACTCGCCGGGCTCCGCCTCGGTGCAGACATGGGCGAGCAGCAGCGAAATCACGCTGTCACCGTGGCGCAGCTCGCCGTCCTGACCCTTCACGTGCTGGTCCGACATGGTGGGGAAGCCGGCGCGCAGGATGACGAGGCGGTGATCGGCGATGACGTCCTCGCCATCGGGCAGAACGAACGTGCGGTCCTCCAGCGCGGCCCGGTAGACCGGGAAATGCTGCGCATACCAGCCGGCCGTTGCCATCACGCATGTGATGCGCTGCGGGCCGAATTTCTGCTGTGCCGCCTCGGCATGACTTTGGCCGTTGCCGCGCGCATCGAGCGCGCCAGCCTGAAACAGCGGTAGGCGCTCGATGATGTGGAAGAGGATGAGCTGCTGCACGTCGAACGGCACGCGGCGCAGCTCGACCATGAAGGCCGTCCGCCATTCGGCGCGGCTCTCCTCTTGGGCGACGGTGATGACCGACAGATCGCCCGTGCGGCCGAAATCCTGCCCGAGCACAGACCGCTTGTCGCGAGACAAGCCGGCGAGCACCGGCGCGAGGTTCTCCTCAAGCCATCGCTCGGCAACCGCAAGGCGCTCGTCATCGAGATAGAACGTTTCGGAGACCGACCAACGAATGATCGGGATGCCGGCCGACTGCGCCCGCTGCACCAGGGCGCGCGGCAGATAGAGGCCCGACGACTTGCGCGGGATCGCCTCAAGCTCTTCATCGCGGGCCTCGTGGCGCGGGCCGTAGGACCGCAGGATCTTGTTGAGCCACTTCTCGAAGTCCTCTTTCGAGGGCGTCCAGCCACGCATGAGGCAGACGCGCTGATAGAGGCCGTTCTTGACCGCGAGGCTGAAGGGAATTTCGTGGATCGAATAGTCGTAGAGCCCGGCCCGCGTATCCTTGATGAGCTGGTTGAACGGATTGTCCTCGCCATTGTGCGACGAGATGATCCGGATCTTGCCACCCCAGATCAGCAGGGCGTTGACGGCGTCGAGCACGGCGGCGACGTCCTGGTGGAACGCCGCCTCGTCTATGACGACGATGCCCTGCAGGCCGCGAATATTGGCCGGGCGCGAGGACAGCGCGACGATCTGGTAACCCGAGGCAAAGCGCACGCGATAGGCCGCGATATGCTTGCTCGTCCCGTCTTCGCGGCGATCCTCGAACAGGAACTCCTCGACTGTGGCCGACAGCTCCTTTTGGACGACACGGGCGAAATGCGCGACATAGCGGATGAATTCGAGGCCTTTTTCCTTCGTGTCGCCGATGTAATAGACGTTGTCGCCGCCTGCCGATCGCGACATGGCGGCGGTAATGGTGTCGTCGAGCGCCTCTGCATAGGTGATGCCGGTTCGCCGGCCCTTGGCGGCTAGTTTGAGCGGCGAAGTATCCGCGATCCACGACACCTGATGGTCCATGAGGATACCGTCGCCGAGCGGATCGTGATCGGCGGGCAATTCGCGCGGTGCGAACAGAGCATCGACGTCGAGCCCCGGCAGGCCCAGAGTGCTTGCGACGAGCGCGGCCATGGTCAGGCGGCCTTGTCGGCAGGCTGGCGAACGCCCAGTACCTCGCGGCGGATCTGCGCGGCGCGATCGGCCGTGAGGCCGGCCTCGGTCGCGACGCGGTCGATCGCCTCGTCTGTCTTCTCTTCGAACTCGCGCTCCAGCTTGAGGCGATGATCCGTCGAGATCTTCATGGCCGAGACGATGCGGTGATAGGCAGCGGCGAGCTGCTGTGCGTCTTTCGGGGTCTGCACGCCGCCATTGACCGAGATTTCGAGAACGAGCGTCTTCAGGTATTGGCCGAGGACACGTGTCGACTCGTCGACCTCCTTGCCATCGAATTGCGTGGCGAGCCCGGCGAACATGGCACCAGCCTCGCGCATCTGGCGGCCGACGACCGCGAGGCGCATCGACTGCCGATTGAGGCTCGACCGCGTGGCGACCGGAATGCCCGTGGTGATGCCCTCCGCCCAGGCGGCGGCGCGCAGCCGATTGTTGACCTCGTCGAGGATCTCGAGTTGCGTCAGTTTGATGTCCTGAAGCTCGGCATAAGCCCAGACGCGGACGGGCTCGGCCCAATCCGGCAGCGCGTCCCACCAGGACAGTCGTCCGCGCCCCTTGGCCACGATCAGGCCTCCGGCCGGGACGGACGGCGCACGCCCTCAATGGCGATCTCACGGTCGAGATGGCGCTGCCCCTTGGCCGTCAGCACGGCGATCTTGACGGTGCCGGCCTCCGTCAGCGCAACGGCGCCATGCTCGGCAAGCCAATCAAGTTCGCCATGCACCCACGACCGCTCGCGCTTGATGCCGAACCGCTCGCGCAGTTCGCGTTCCAGCATGCTGGACGAGAGCGTTTCGTCGGTTTCGCCGGCCAGGGCCTTCAGGATGATCAGCCGCGCCTCTTCGCGCAGCCAGGCCTCGCGCGCACTACTCACTTTCGCTGCTCCTCAAACATGCGCTCATGGACCCTGTGCGCCATCTCGGCGACGGGCTTCAGGCGTTCGTCCATGACGGAAATCTGGCCTTTGAGCTCGACGATGGCCTTTTCGAGCAGGTGCGTGATGTCGCGATCGGGCAGATGGCGCATCTCGGCCTCGACACGGGCGGCACGCGCCTCGACAGCCAGCAGGCGCTCGTCGATTTTCTTGATGGCGTTGCTGTTGTCGCGCGACGTGGCCGTGAGCACGACATAGACGGCCGTGCCGAGCGACATCAGGCCGGTGCCGATCGAGATCCAGAGCTGAAAATCGCCGGGCGTCATGTGCCGCTCTTTTCATGGCGCATCTGGCACGACAGGCAGCGGCGGGCGCCGGGATGCGCCGCGCGTCGGGCGATGTCGATCATCTCGCCGCAGCTCACGCATTCCGCGGTGCCGGGTAGAGTGGACCGGGCGAGCTTCTTCAGCCCATCGGCGCGATAGGCCTCGACGAGCGGTCCGGCGCGATCGGCGTCATCCATCGGTGCCGGCCTCGCGATCGAGCGGCGTGACGATGGAGCCGGTCAGCAGGTAGTTGCCGACAGGGCCGTCGCGGCCGTCCTGACGCACCTGAAATTCCAGATTGCGGGTGCGGGGATGCCGACTGGCAACGAGCTCAAATTTGGCCTCGCCGCCGATCTCGTCGGCGGCGGCCTGCGACAGCAGGGCTTCGAGCGAGATCTTCATGCTTCGAGCTTCTTGCCGAAGATGGCCTTGGCCGTGTGGCCGCCGCCATAGATGGTCAGCCAGATCGCCGAGATGCCGACCACGTTGTCGTAAGGCACGGCGACCGACAGGCCGAACAGCGCCAGCACCCACGGCCCGACGATGAACGACTGCAGGATGATCGCGGCGATCAGCCATGAGAGAGCCGGCCGCCAGCCCCACGAAATCCAGCCTTCCGAGGTCTCTTTCGCCGCCAACTGGCCCATCAGCTTCAGGCCCTCGGTTTCGAGCGCGGCCCATTCGTCCGCGCGCTCGCGCTGCAGATCGTCCAGGCGGATCGACGCCTCCTGTGGATCCGTGGCGATCTGCTTGGCGACGGCCTCCGGCGTCGGTTCGACGCCGAGCACGTCGGCGATGGCCTTGCCGACCATGCCGCCCACGGCGGTGCCGAGCGGTCCGCCAATGATACTGCCGAGCGTGGTTGCGCCGACCTGCGCGAGCGGGCCGGCGATCTGTTTCCAGTCCATGGGCTAGACCCCGAAATACCAGAGGAAGAACGAAAGGATGAGCTGGGCGGCGCCAGAGAGCACGCCCGCCGCGCCGAGGAGCAGGCCGACGAACGCGATCAGCTCGCGAAGGTTGCTGGTGCCGGCGCGCTGCATCAGCGCATTCGACGCCACAAAGATGACCAGCCCGGCGACGAGCAGGGCGAGGCCGACGAGCGCGAGCAGGCTCATGACGCCACCGCGATCAGGCGGGTTGCGTCGGCCATTTCGCGGCGCGCGGCGGCGCGGCGATACAGGATGAAGCCACAGCCGATGATGATGATCGCGGCGATACCGAGCGCGCCGAGGGCGATCCAGTCGATGCCGCCCGCATGATTGGCGATCACGGCGCCGCCGCCCGTCGACGCGCCGGCCGTGACGCTGGCGCCCGCCGACTTCGCGTCGTTATCGGCCTTCTTCTCGTCGGCCGCTGCGGCTTGGTGCAGCACGGCGGCGGTGGCGCCCGCCATGAGCAGCGACTTCGCGCGCACGGTGCCGACGCGCGCTCCCCAGCCCTTGCCGAATGTCTTCCAGTTCGTCAGCCCCTGCAGGAAGCCGAGGCGGGTATCGTTGATGGCTGTGACCATGGCGACGGGGCTCTTGGCGACGACGGCAGCGATCGTCGCCGGCCCGATCCGGCCATCGGCAGTCACGCCGGCCGCCTTCTGCAGCGCCTTGGCGCCGCGTGAGATGCCCGAATTAACGGCGAAATCAAAGGTGGAGAGATCGACACCGGCCGGCAGATCATTGCCACGGATCGGCCGCCAATATTCGACCTCGTAGATCGAGGCGACCTGGGCTTCCGACAGGTTCTTGATGTCGAGATCGGGATGCGATGAAGCGGCAATGCCGTTCAACGTCCCCTTGAGCTGACCCTTGCCGACCTTGCCGCCGGTCCAGTTTCCGGGGTCGGCGCGATTGATCGAATAACCACCCTCTTGGCCGAGGGTGATCTTCAGGCAGGCAGGGAAATTCGAGGCTGACAAGGGACCGCTCCGGGCACGAAATGGGCCGGGAGACGATGCGCTTAGACGGCGGACACAGCGCTGCCCCAAGGCAGCGGCATCAACGGTCTAGAGTGTCGCGAACAGATCGAGCTGCTTCGCCGTCTTTTCGTTGGCGTTCAACACACGCCAAATCGTCGACTGAGAGCAGACCAGACGGCGGGCGATCTCCGAATAGGACAGACCGCGCTGGCGATAGACGAGGATGCGCCATTCACGCGCAACCGGAACCTTATATGCACTGCTGCCATATGCTTCGACAAGCGCAGTCGCAGGGCCGAGGCCGACCGTCTGCGCGAGCTTGTGATCCGCCGATATGACCTTCGGGACATAATAGCGCGTGCCGCCCTGCCATTCGATCAGCGCAAGCGCAGCCTCGGCGCCCATGATCTGGACGAGGCGCCGGCATTCGAGTGTAGGCGGCGGCAACGCGGTCATGTCACCTCCCGAGGGCCGGCAGGATGGTGACGACCGTGTGGTTGCGCACGACATAGCGAACGCCATCGAGCACGACCGTCACATTGCCGCGCGGGTCCATGCGCTCGGTAATGTCGACGCCGCGCGCGACATGGCCGATGATCTGCTGTCTGATTGCCGGGACATCGACCCCGTGTGCGCGCTCGATCCAGCGCACGACGGCATGGTCGGTGACGCCGATGAGCCGGCTCATGGCGCCACCCGCGCGCACCAGCTCTGTCGCCGTTCGCCATGATACGGCCGCGCCAGACCCTCGGCGATCAGCACGCGGGCGACGTCGACGCCGTCGGCCCTGACGATCGCGAGCGTGCGGCGGTATTTGTCGAGCCGCGCCGATCGGATGATCTCGACATCATCCGTCGCGAGCAATGCGGTCAGCCGGTCGCGCGCGCGTTCGGCGAGGCGCTTTTCCTCCCGGCATTTGCCGTGCAGTTCCGGCGCGTCGAGCCCGATCAGGCGGATGCGCTCGGCGCCGAGACGCACCGTGTCGCCGTCGACGACGCGGAGGCCATCGAGCGCAAGGGCCGCACCCGAGCCGAGGCAGAGCGCCGCCGCGACCAGGAGAGCATGGAATGTTGATTTCATGGTTTCTTGGCCTTCCTGACCTGGGCGCCGAGATCGGCGATATAGGCGTCGAGATCCGCAACGCGGTCGAGCGCGTCAGCAGGCAAGCCGAGGATGGCGAGCTGCGCGGAGGCAACCGCCCGCTTGGTCTCGCTCGGCAAGGGCGCCCGGCCCGGCCATTTCACGCCGGCCGCGCGGGCGAGCCATGCCTTGATCGCCTCGATCGCCTTCGCCGCGTCGCGCGGGTCGCGCAGCCATGCGAGGTGATCAATGCCAGTCTGCTTCTTCACGAAGGCGACGAGCGCGGTATCCGCCCGATCCTTGACGACGCCGAGGTTCCACCCCGAAATCCAGAGCGCGCGGAGCTTGGTGGCATTCGGCCCGCCGAGATCGAGCGCGCCCTTCGCGGCCGGCTGCACCTTCGGCTCCCGCGATTTCGGCGGGGTCAGATGAAAGCCGAGCCGCCTCATTTCCTCGACGACCAGGCCGCGCTCGGCCTCCGACATATCGCGTGACGACGCCTTGCCGGTCACGCGAATGAGCAGCGCACGGTAGTCGTCATCCTCAAGCTGCAGCTGTTTTTTGGCGACATGGATGATGGCGATCGAATTCATCGCGCCGGCCCTCCAGCCTTCGCTGCAGCCTCGCGCGCCGCCAGTTCTTGCGCGAGCTGCGCGACCAAGGCGCCGTGCGAAATGACGCTGGCGCGATCGTCGGGCGGCATCGCGAGAAAGCCACGGATCTCGGCCTCCGAACCGCGCAGCCATTCCAGCGTGACGCAAATCGCCTCCTGCCGCTGCAACTGATAATCGGCGATCGACTGCCGCAGCTTCCCGCGCGCGACCTGCCCCGGATAGGTGCCGTGGCTTTCGTGGATGATGCGCAGGATTTCCTCGACCTGCTGATTGAGGCTGACTTTCTGGCTCATGTCAGCAACCCCGCGACCGGCGCGGCCGAGCCGCTTACCGCTGCCTCGACCACGAGCGATCGGCCCGCGCCGAAACCGCGCGCGCGGGCGGCGTTGCGGAACTTGCCCTTGGCGGTGGCGATCGACCGCATGGTGGCGAAGTTCTTGCCTCGACGGTCCAGCTCGCTGTCCAGCTGGGCTTCAATGTTCTCTATGACCGCGAGAGCCTTTCCGGGCGTTTCCCGGTCCGCCCGCTTCCAGAGCCCGGCGAAGAGCTTCGCCCTGATCGACATCGCGAAGCCTTCCAGAAAGGCTTTCAGCGCCTGGGCACGCGTCTTTGGCTTCCGCCGCTTCTGATAGGTAGTCGACGCCTTGAACGTGACGACGGCGCCGTCGGCCGCGCGACGGATGACCTCGTGCACATACTCGGCGACAAGCACGTCGGCATCGCGTCCGAAATAGACGTAGCGCCACCGCGATCCATCGCGCCGCAGCCAGCCCTTGCAGTTCGCGAACTTCGCGACCATCGGCCAAATGCTGTCCAGCCGCGTGCGTCGCCCGCCCAGCTCTACCATCAACTCGTCATAGACCGGCCGTTCAAGGTCCGCCTCGGACAGGTCATGGCTCGCCATCAGCTCGGCCGCCTTCTCGGCGGCCGCGATAGCCTCGGCCTCGGTGCAGCCATTGGCCGTCGTCTTGGCCCGCAGCGCGGCGAGCTTGGCGCGGATTTTTGCCAGATCGCTCAAGATTGGCCTCCGGCGCTACCGGCCTGCGGCGCGGGATTTCTGGTCGGGATAGTGCTCGTCATCATCATCCTTCCATTGAAATTCGGGTGTCGCCGAAAGGCGGTTCTCGACCTCAAGAAGCCTCGCCGTGATGTCCTGAAGGCGGACGATCAGCACCGCATGGCGCGGTGAGCGAGGCTTGTGGCGGGCGAGCTGTTCGATGAGCTCCCGCCGTTCCGCGCGCAGAGCGTCGCAATAGGAGCGGTCGCTGTGGCGAGGAACGGCGGGAGCGGGCTGCATCATCGCCGCGCCCTGTCGTCGGTCAGCAGGAGCGGCTTCGGCGGCGCGGCGACCGTCCGGTTTCGAGGCGCAGGAGCGGGCTTATTCTGGTCGCGCTGCGCCTCAGCGAGCGCTTCCAGCACCATGCCCAGCCGGAGCGGGTCGCAGATCGAAAGCTCGATCTTCAGCACCGCGCCGGCCTTGTTCGATACCGCCGAGTACGATTTCACGCGGGCGTGAGCGAGATCCAGATAGAAGCTGGTCATTCCGCGCCTCCTGCGAGCCGGCGCTCGGCGCCAGCTTTCCAGTTGCGCAGCAGGCTGACCGCGCCGCCTGTGCTGGATGCTCGGACACCACCGAGACTGAGCGTCCAGTTATCGCCACGGCGGCTCACTTTTGCCGATTGCTCGGCTTCGAGATGGTCAAGGATCGCGTCGGCGGCCCCCCAGTAGGCCCGCAGGCCCTCATAGTCCTCGGCGGACACCTTCGGCAGCATCGCCAACTTGGTGCCGACCAGCCTGATGAATTGGTCGAGTGCGGCGTTCATCGCTCAGCCCTCCTGCCGCAGGTTGAGCGAGCCGAGCCGGAAATCGTCTTGCACCAAGTCCTCTTCGAGGATGCCGAAAACCTCAGCTGCCAGCAGTGTCGAGGAGAGTTTCAGCGTGAGGACGATCTCGCCGGCCTCTTCATACAGGTCGGTGACCACCCATTTCAGTTGGCCGGCATTTGCCAATGGCTCAGTCGTTCTTTCAATGTTCGCAGCACGCATGATCCGACCTCACGCCGCTGCCAGATCGATGGTGATCGAGCGCCACGGCCCGTTCGCCGTGTCGCGCTCGTGAAAGCGGATATACGTCTTCGACCCGATCACGCGGATCGAGTCACGCACGGCCGCCATCGCGTTCTTCCAGCGTTCGTCATCGATCTCGACGCGCAACAGCATGAACAGCTCTGCGCGGTTGATCTGGCCTTCCTTGTCGACCTGAAAGGCGCGATTGACGACGGCGATCAACTCGTCGCGCGATCCGGTCGACCAATCACCGAGGCAGGCATCGACAAGCTTCTTGGCGGCCTGCAACTCGGGTCCGAAGGTGAGCTGGTCGGCGACCTGAACAGTCACTTTCTGCCGCCCGTCGAAAGTTGAGAGCGAGATATTGCCCTTGGCGCCGCCGATGCTGGCGCCATATTGCTCGGCGATCAGCGCCTGCAGGCTCCCGACATCGTCGAAGCAGTGCCCCTTGAAACGGCCGATCTGCGCCGAAAGCTCGCGCGCGAAATCGATCATCTTGCGCACCGTCTGGTCGGTGAGCTTATCGGCCGGCTTGACGTTGGCCACGGGCACGAGGCGGCCCTTTGTGTCCTCCATCATAGGCTTGCCGCCGATGAAGACGACGCCGGGGACGTCCGGATCGGCGAAGCTCGCTTCGCCCGCCTGCTTCGCCTCGAAATCGGCGAGCAGAAGCTTCGCGCCGCGCTCGATCTCCTGGTCGGTCATTTCAGATGTCATGGTTGATTTCCTTCCGCTTGTTGATGGCCGGCCAGCGCACCGTGATGACGCGATAGCCGAGGTCCCGAATGAGCCGGTGGCGCTGGCGGATGACCGCCTCGCGCGCCCGCCGCTCCTGTTTGGCGGTCGAGCGCAGGCGCTGGCGGCGGATGACCGCCGCCGCCCGCCGCTCGGCCTCCGACGTGTCGGCAATCAGAAGTCGGATCATGTCGATCGAGAGGGCCCGCCCCATCGCATGATGGATCGCCGGGATCGTCAGCCCGCGCCGGAACATGCGCAGGACCATCTCTTGATGGGCCGGGGTCATGGCGACCTCCGGAACGGCACGACATTTTCGGGCAGGATCGGCTCGTGCCGGCGAAGGGGAGCGAGCAGCGCGAGCCGCTCCTCCATGTTGCGCGCCTCGATTTCGAGGGCGCGCAACTTCAGCAGATGGCCCTCGACGCCTTCGGGGCTCATCTCGACGCCCGAGCCCCGATATTCGTCGAAGGTGCGGCGCATTTCGCGGATGCAATCGGAGAGCATGGCGGCACCTCACGCGACAGCATCGAGCGGGGTCGATGCGAGCTGGTTCCAGGCCCGCCGAACATGCTGCTCGGAGAGCGCGTCCGCGCCGTCGCCGGCCGCTAGCATGGTCGCGAGGCGGATAACCTTGGTCATCTGACGAAGCGCGCCGGGCTTGGCCGCGACCAGCTTCAGCATCGAAACGACCCGCGCATCCGTGATCTTCCACGCTTCGAGCAGCGCGCAGATGTCTTTCGCTCGCGCCTTGGGCTGGCTCATGCGCATGCCGACGCGGCTGTAGAGCTGGGCGAATTGCGAGTTGCGCTCGCCACCCTGCAGGCGACTGAACACGCTCTCATTGCCGGCCACGACGACGCCGATCTGCGCTTTGTCGTGGATCGTGCGTAGCTGGTCGAGCGCGGCCGAGGAAAGGTGCTGGCCCTCGTCGATCACGATCAGGCCGGCCGTGCCGCGCAGCTTGGCGGAGATGGCGCGCGACAGATAGACCGACCGCCGCTCGGCCACGGTGACGACATCTGCGAGCGCCGAGAGCATGTTGTTCGGCGACGCCAGCACGGGCTCGGCGGTCACGACGAAGACGTTCGAGGCGCGGCGCGCATACTCCTCGATCGCCGTCGTTTTGCCGATGCCCGCGCCGCCGACGATGACGCCAAAGTCCGGCGCAGTCTGGGCATAGGCCAGCACGTCGAGAATGTTGGTGGCGGTCAGCGTCGCGACGAATTTCGGCGCGGCCGGCAGTGTCGCGGCCGTCCGTCCGCGCGCCTGACGCGTCTCCAGCCAGCGCTGCACGGCCCTTGCCTTGTCTACGTTATCGCCCTTGTAGGTGCCGCCGAGCCATGGGGTGAATGTGCCGGGCGCCAGCCCCGCTTCCCTGGCGATAAAGGCCTGCGTCAGACCTTCGCTCTCGATGATCTGCCGCACCTCGGAGCGCAGGGCCTCCTGCACGTCATCAGTGATGCTTTCCAGCGATGCTTCGAGCATGTATGCTTCCTTTCGTTGTAACTGACTTCTCGCGGCGCGGACGATTGCTACTCGTCCGCGCCGTATTCATTCGGCGAGGGCACGAGGCGCAGCGCCCGCAGCCCCCGGCCAAAGCTTTCAAGGTTTTCGTCCTGATCGAACTCGCGTTCCTCGGACGGCCGCACGGCCGCCGCGAGGTTGCCGAATGTCGGCTTGATGACCTTCGGCGATGGCGCGCGCTCGACCTCGTCGACGGTCGGCAGCATGGCCGCCAGTTCATCGATCGACAGTCGCCGCTCGGCCTTAAGCAGCTCTTTTTGAGCCTTGATCCAGCTCTTGCGAGCCCGTGCATGGTCGCGGGCCGCGCCGGTATCGGCGAAGCCGACTGCCTCGATCACCGGCGCCGCGACGAGATAGGCGCCATCGAGCCGATAGACGTGGACGGCGTCATGCAGCGCGTCGGGATCGAAGCGCAGCACCACCTTGTGGCCGACATGGTCGATCAGCCGCTCGTGCCAATACCGGTTGCCCTCCAGATGGACTGATCCATCCTTGCGCACCGTGACGCCCTCGGCCGCGAGCAGCCAGAGCCGGCATTGCTCGGGCGAGGCCTTGCGGATCATCGCGTCGCCATAGGAGGCGTTGAAGACCTGCGCGAACGAGTGCCGCCCGCCGCAGATCTTGGACTTGCGGCCGAGCCGGCTATTGTGCTCGGCGACGCCCTCGGCAACGATCTTTTCAAAGGTCTCGATCGGCACCGCGGTCGATCCGTAATTCTCCGGCTTCGCGTCGATCGTGTTGCCCGTCCACGCCCCGGCAAAGGCCGGATGACGGGAAATGCTGTCCGCGAAATCACGCCATGCGCGCTCGATCGGCTTGGACTGGCCGGAGTAAGGCGTGGTCCAATGCACCTCGACGCCAAGCGCCGTCAGCACGCCATTAGGGTCGCCTTCGCGGACCTTGAAGCGGTAGCGGTTCGGCGTGCCGCCCGTGAACCACTTGCTGGCGAAGTTGCGGCCGTTATCGAGCCAGCAATGTTCCGGAATGCCCCAATTCTCGACCAGATCACCGAAGGCCAACAGTACGGTCGCGGCGTTTTCGCTGGCGGCGATGCGCCACGACAGGATCATGCCGGAGTAGAGGTCCTGAAACCCCACCAGGATCGGCCGCGAAACCGTTCCGTCCGGCCATTTCGCGAACACATCGAACTTGTGGCCGTCGGCGTTGACGCCTTCGAGCGCGTGAAATCCGGAGCGGTCGCGCTCCTGGGCGGGATAGAGCCGCCGCAACGCCTCGACGCCTTCGCGGGCGAGCACCACCATGGTGCGCGGCAGCGCGGCAACGCGGCGCTCGAATGTCTTTTCCGATGGCAAGGTCCAACCCCTCTCTTTTGCGAGTGCTTCGAGGCGGCGCAGGCAAGAGGTCAGTGTCGGCACCTCGCCGCGCAAATAGTCGGAAAGAAAGGCCTGCCATGCGGCCTCCGGGATCTCGACCTCGGCCGTCCGGCCGGTAAATCGCGGCGCCAGAGCCGGGAGCCAATCCTTGCGGTCGAGCCCGGCGACGAGGCCGGCCCAGCCATAGAGGGTGCGCAACGAGACATCCTCGGCGCTCGCCACACTCATCATGGCAAGATCGCGGGCGCGCCCGGTCATCTGCAGATCGGCGACCGCCAGCAAGGCGTCCATTCGGCGCTTGGCCTCGGCCTTGCGCTTCTCCGGCAGGCCATCGAACCAAGTCCACTGCTCGGAGGCCGAGCGCTCGGCCTTGAGCGCGACGCGCTCCGGCTCGGCCGGCTTCTCGGCTTTGCGCAGCCGCCGCGCCAGCACTGTGCGGGCGCTGACCGGCAGCACGTCCATGCGGTATTCGCGACCGCCCCCTTTGCCGGAGCGACGGCGCCAGATGCCAAGCGGATTGGCCGGCCACGCAAGGTCGGGGGCGAGATGACCATTGCGCTCGATCATGAGCTGCAGGCCACGTTCCGTCGCCGGAACCTCGGGCGAAAGCCTCATGGCCGCTAGCTCGGCAGCCGTCCACCATTCGCGCTGGCTGTTGTCGTTGGTCACTGATTGCCCCCGGCCTTGAGCAGACGCCTTTGAAACTCAATCGCCCGATCCATCTCCGCCCGAGTTTCCAAGAGCTCGGCCATTTCGATCGCGGGCAGGTGGCGACGCTCGATCACGGCCCAGCCATGGCGCGCGGCGAGCAGTTCCAGCAGGCGACGATCCTTGGTCACGCCGAGCAGCGCATCGAGCCGCGTAATGCTGATGATCAGGTCGTCCCGGCTCTCGCTGGCATAGGCGTTGAGCACGTTTTCGGTGACGGCCTCGCCGAGATAGTCGGTCATCGCCTTGGCGACGTCGGCCCGTGAGCGGCCGCAGGCCTTCAGGGTCTCGCTCACGGCTTTGGAGAGCATCCGCGCCACGGTCGACGCCTTGACGCGCTCGGGGACATAGGCGGCAACCGGGCTGGCGGGGCGCCAGTCCAGCAGGTCCATCTGGTCGCGGTGACGCGGGCGCTTGGTCACGCGGCGCCTCCCAAATGGGGCAGCACAACAAAACTGGCCGGGGCGACGCCATAGGCCGATAGCAGCGCCGCGACGTCGATTGCGGGCGCCTCATCCGGAAAGACGAAGGCATCGGCGACGAACCAGCCGAGACCCGGCCGCAGGCAAAAGGCGTCGCTGCTCGCCATCACCTCGAACGAGCCGGTGAAATATGACATGCCGGTCGGCGAGACGGTGCTTTCGCGGGCGATGATCGCGCGCATTATTCCCGTCCTTCCATGAGGATGTCGGCGACCCGTCCGAACGTGTCGGGGGACCAGCTCTCGCTTATGGCGATCTCCGCGAGACGCCTCATGAGAACCTGCCCGCTGGCAGGGCTCTTCAGCAGTGAAGGCGGCACCCTCAGCAGCAGGGAAGTCGCGCCCGGAAACGGCGCCGTCTCGCGAGCCCGGCCAGATCGAAAAGCGTTCCACACACCCATCAGAGCCACCCTGCCAACCAAGCGACGATCGCGAAGATCAGAGCGTAGGTGCCGATGCAGATGCCGATGGCGGCAAGCCATGCAATCTGCTCGGGACTGAAACGGGCGCGCCAGCCGCGCGGGCGGATACTGGTCATTGGTCGTCCCCCTCGGTAGCGGCTGTGATCGCGCCTTGGCGCTGCAGATCGGCGATAAAGCGGGCGCGGGCGCTCTGGCCGGCGCGCCGCCATGCCTTGAGCAGGCCGTCAAACTCGGCGTCGCTGGGAGCGACTTGAGCGGCGCGGGCGCCGGTCAGCGCGGCATGGGCTGCGGCGACACTGCGCGGCGCCCCCTCTTCGCCCGAAAGCAGGAGATCGAGCGCTTTCGCCTGTTCGTCGGGCGAGAGCCGCAACAGCGCGTCCAGCTCGGCGCCGGTATTGGCGAGCCGGGTACCGGCGATACGGGCGCGGATCGAGGCCGGGATGGCGGCGCGCGCCACGACACGCTGGATCGTGCGCTCGCTATAGCCGAGGCGTTCGGTGACTTCGGCCGTGAAGCGCGGCGCCAAGTCGCCAAATATGGCGACTTGCTCTGAGACCCTGTCGCCGCCGTGCTTGGTCGAGGGGTTGAGCTTCTCGTAAAGCTCCTTTTTCGCGGCGAGGAACACCGCCCGATCGAGCTCGGTGAGCTCGGCGCGATAGAGGTTTTCGTCGATCTCGCGCATCCGCGCTTCGTCGGCGCTGATGTCGAGCACAAAGGCGTCGATCTCGGTCCATCCGAGCTCGAACGCGGCACGACAACGATGGCCGCCGACGATGAGGATATATGGCTTCTTGGCCTTCTTCGGCGCCGGCCGAACCTCGATCGGCGTCTCTAGCCCGCCCTTGGCCATGCCGGCCGCGATGAACAGCGCCTTCGCCTCGTCGACCGGCCGCAGCCTTTGGCTGATGTCGATATCGGCGAGCTGAATGCGGATCGGCGCTTTGGAAACGTCACTCATGTTTAAGCGGCCTTGTCTTTTTGACGGAGACGGGCTTCGGCGCTGCCTCTAGATTTCGATCCTGAGGCCGCCCTGATGCGGCGCGGCGTGCCGTCGGCCTCGTAGCGGCTGGGCCAGAGGCTGGAGGGATCAATGCCGAGAAAGGATGCGATGCCGGCCTGCACGGCCGGCCAGGGCCGACGCAAGGTCACGCCGACTGCGACGCGGCAATAGCCGAGACGCTGCGAAAGAGCCTCCATCGAGAGGCCCTTCTTGCGGATCATCGCCTTGATGTCTTCGGGGTGCTTATCCGCTATCATTGCTGTTCTGGAACCGGCAGGAGCGCCGGGTTTTTTCGAGTGCCAAGATTTGTGTTCGCAACATCAAGATACCAGAATTGGAATTCCTGTCCACGCTAAAACTGCTTCGATGTTCCAGAATTAAAACTATCGGGTAGCGTTTGCGTAAACCCTTGATGCAACAATGGAATTTGAAAGTCCGAATTGTGGAACTCGATCACGATGACAATTTCGGAGTTGAAAGCCTTAAGTCCGAAATAGCAGCCCGTTTGAGGGAGGCGATTCGGGCGGCGGGCGGCAATCAGGCCGTGGCGCAAAGGGCAGGCGTGCCGATCGGTACCGTGAATAATTACGTGCGAGCGGTCAGTGAGCCGAAGGCGGCGGCACTTGGGGCGCTGGCGCGCGCATGCGGCGTTTCGCTGGACTGGCTGGTATTCAACGGCGAGCGGACGACGCAGGCGCAGGTTCAGTTGCAGGCGCTGGAACGTCAGGAGCCGGACGCTTTGGTATCGCCAACGCGAGAGGATTTCGCGTTTCTGCCGCGCTATGAGGTTCGCGCGGCAGCAGGAAACGGCAAGCTGGCTGTCTCGGAAGATATTGCCGACATGCTCGCGTTCAGGCGCGATTGGTTGCGCCGCATCGGCATCAACCCGGCCACCGCCTTCATGCTGGCGGCTGATGGCGACTCCATGGAGCCGACAATTCCAGATGGCGCACTGATGCTCGTCGACGGCTCGATCCGTGAGCCTCGCGACATCAAAAACGGCGCCATCTACGTCATTATCCGCAGCGGCACTGTCATCGTGAAGCGGGTCCAATTCCGCATCGACGATTCCGTGGTGCTGATTTCCGACAATCCAGTTTATGAGCGCGAGACGATCTCGCGCCAAGACATGAACGACTTACACATAGCCGGCCGCGTCGTGTGGATCGGCAGAACGATATAGTGGTGGCAGGGTGGCTAAGAAAAAGAGATCGATATTCCGCAAGATTTTGCTGGGAACATTTGGCCTGTTGCTCTTCTTTATGATCGTAGGCCTTTTCGCCGAAAAGAAAGAGCATGTCGAGACTGCCGCGAATGCTGGCTCGGATAGCTTGGAAGTGCCCGAAACGCCTGCGCCTGCGCCCGCCGCTGTAGCAGATGCGATAGAGGCGCCGGCAGTGACTTCGCCCGCGCCAGTCGCAGAGGCTCCTGCCCAGGTAGAGGAGACGATCGCGACAAAAGCTGAGCAGGTTTCCGAGATCACACCGCCAACAACTCAGCGCTTTCACGAGGCCGATCGTTATATGACGCTCTGTCTGCAACCAGATGAGCGCGTTGAGTGCGAAAGAAACAAAGAAGAACTCCGCGCGCTCTACAACGAGGCTTATGGTGGCGACTATCAGGCACGACGGAACCTCGCTTATTTCCTGCAGGTTGGCACTGCCGCGATGGTGAAAAATGCGACGCAGAGCTGCACATGGCGGCTGATTATCGTGGCCAGCAGCGCAAAGCAGGTTGACCAAAGCGATTGGTCCAATATGAACCTGATATGTGGCAGGCTTTCCGAACAGGATCTCGCCCAAGCGAAGGCTCAAGCGGTGACGCTGACGACGCGAATGACCATGGGCGATCCAATCGATGACGAGACTATCGATACGACCGGCCTCGACGCGACGGCTCATCCGCTTACGCTAGAATAG